CGTGTAAGTGCTTGATTGGTAAGGAACCTATATGGCCCTAAATCTAGCCACTTTCTGCGGCTGCGTTACCCTCGACCTCAGAACCTCTCAGGAGGACCCGTGAACCGCTGGGGGTCATGCCCCACGCATCACCTTGTCGACCCGATACTGAGCCTCGCGCTGGAACTCGACCGGCCACCGTTCGCGAATGCTGGCCATCATCGCCTTCTGTGCCGTGTCGCGAATGAACTCGCGTCGCACCGAAGGACCATACAACGCCTTCAGCTTCGACTTCACAGGCTTGGCACCTGAGCCCACCCGGTGAGCTTGCACCTGCACCACTCGGCTGCCCACCCGTCTGGGATGAGCTGCTCGCGTGTGCTGGCTTATGGAGCGATTAGCTCCAGCCTTGCGGCGTCTTGCCGGCGCTCGGTAGTCATCGCGAATGAACACCGTGCGTCCCTTGTTGCCAATGAACGCGCCTCGGTAAATCTTTCGCTTCGCCCAGGCATTGGCGCTGACGCCCTTCTTAGTCTGCCTCGCCCCGAAGTTAATCAGGTTCGGCGCATACTTGCTCGCCCGTATCTCAGCAGTGAGTATCGACTTACTAGCCTTCTTGGTCGTGACGTACTTACGCACGGCAGCGGCCTTGATGTTCGTTTCCTTGCGGATAGTGTCCACCGCCACCCGACGCGCCGATGTGGCCACGCGGTTTAGGGCAGACGCCGCGGCTTGCGGTATCACCTTGCGCTGGACCTCGGTCAGAGCCGCCATAGCCGCCCTAATGTCCACTGATACGTCGAAGTTAATCATATGGCCCACCCAGTCTCGTGCGGCTTAGGTTGCCCGTGGTAGCAGGTCACGCTGGCGGCCTTTCGCTCGACCAGCTGGTGCGCCTTGTAGCTGACCACCATGCCCGGCAGGATGTCCTGCCAGCGTGCGGCTGTGTCCAGCCAGACCTGCTCCATTACCGCTTGGTCTCCCTCAATGGCAAACCGGCCCATGTGGCCGTGCGGGCTCTTCTCCCAGTGTTCCCACATCCGCGCCCGGTCAGCCTCCGGCAGCATCATCAGCCCCGAGCCCAGCCCGTCTGGCCGGTAGAAGTCGCGGAGCAGCGTTAGGCGCTCGACGTAGGCCAACGGCGTGATATCGCCGTGAATCACCGTGTCGAGGTCGAAGTAAAGCACCCGACCACCCGAGAGCGTCATCAGCTCGAACTTCGACCACCAGCCCGGCAAATTCTCATGCAGCGCGTGAGTCGCCACCTCGGGGTCGTCCGACAGACAGACCCACTGATGAGGCCAATGCAGATTAGCGGCCACTGAGTGCCGTAGCCGATTGACGTATTCCCGAGTGTAGACGCCGCCCGTCTTGTACACACAAGCGACCGTTAAACGCTCCACACCAAGTCCCGACCGATGTGCTCGCGCAGTTTGTAACCGCGCTGAATCAGCCACAGCTCGGCGGCCCAGTCCTTCACGGCATACCGCTGGTGCAGGCCGTTCACCTCGATAATGACGACAGGCTTCCATGTTTCGATTGTTTCGACTGCGCCCTGTAGCGCGAAGAGCTCGTAGCCTTCAACGTCAAACTTCAGCAGCCCCACCTGATTGAACTGGAACCAGTCCAGCGGGTATATCTGCGCTTCTACTTCGCCCTCGGCGTCAATGTGCCACTGCCCGGTGTTCTCCGTGCCGGCAGCAAAGAACGCCTTCTCCTGCCTCGCCCCGATGCCGTAGGGGTACACGCGGTGCTCGTCGCCGCTATCCAGCTCCGGCAGGTGCCAGAAGTTGGCCGGCACTGGCTCAAACGACTCGACGGCAGCAAAGTGCTTCCGGAGTTCGCGAGTCCAAATGCCCTTGTGCGCCCCGACATCCACCGCCCGCTGCCAGTTCCGGACATACGGCAGAGCCGCCCGGAGGTGGCTCAGGTCGTGGTCAGGTGGCAATTCGGCAAGCATGGTGGCTCAAAAAAAAGCCCAGCGAAAGCCGGGCTAGTAGGGGGTTGAGGCAACGCGACTGAAACATTTATTCGGCGTGAGGTGAAAAATCCCACGTTGCAGAAAAACTATCAGATTCCATCCGACTTGTCCCGAAAAACTTATCCCTACCCCTCGGCCCGGATTAACTCCATCGATTCGACCAAGGTCAGCGCGTGGTCCAGCTCGGCGTAGAACACATTGCGCCCGCATTCCATCTCGAATCGCCCGCGCTTGGCAGAGCCGTGACCTTCGACGTAAACGGCCCAGAGAATCGCCCGCTGGCGCTCGGTCATCTCCTCGATAGCCCGGCGCACCACCAGCCCATCCAGCGACCAGACCTCTGGGAACACTTGCACGGCCTTCTTGTGGCCACCGCTGTCGCCGTCCTTCCACTGTGCCGATGGGCTGCGACTGGGCCAGCCGTCGACAATCTGCCCGCCATCGGCGAACACCTTCCCGCCCAGCGAGATACGTCGTTGGTCGTCGCCCCAGTTGCGGGCCATCCGGTGGCCGGCGCGGGTTTCTAGTCTGCTCATGGTTTGCCCTCGAAAATAGCCAGCGCCTCTTCCGGCGTCCGGACAACGTACACACGGCCACCGCCCGCCTCAACGTCAGCCACCATAGCCTTCTGTGCCGGCGTGAGAGAGCCTGTGCGGCCCTTTACCTCCAGCAGGTGCCAAACCCCACGCCACAGGCACGCGAGGTCAGGAAAGCCGCCGTCCGAGACCTGAAACACCCGAACGCCACGCGAACGCAGCGCCGTGATTATTTCGCCCTCGTTGGCGTCGCGCTTGGCGGCCCGGCGCATCAGCTAAAGGCCAGAGCCGTCAGCATTGCCAGGCATATGGCCACGACCACAATGGACACAAAACGGCTTTCCTTCGTCGGGGTCTGCGAGTCTTTCCAGTCGTACATTTCGGGCTCCTTTTCTGATTGGTCTCAGCTTCTGCGCGTGTTGCGCGTATGTCTTCCGGCATGAACCACAGCAAGAAACAAACGGCCCGTCGCCCTGCATGAAGTCTCGGTCACACAAACGGCAGGTATAGGTTGCGTTTCTTTCTCGCGCTTCACGCTTCGCCGCTGCTCGGCATTCGCGGCAGGTCTTGCCGCTGCTCTGCGTTTCCTCGCCAAACTCGCTGGCCGGCAGCACCTTCGAGCATTTGCGACACTGGCGCTCCGCTGGCGTAAACGCGGCCAACAGCTCCTCCTCAGGCTCGGCTTCCGTGGCCAGATGGATGCGCCCACCCGCCACCAGCGCCTCGCCGCGCTTGAGCATATGCTTTACCTGCGCGTCTACCGAAGCCTGACCCGATTCGCAGAGCTGGGCCAGCGCATCGAGCCGAACAGACCGGATACCCTGCTTTACGAACTCCGTGAGAACGATAAACACTGGTTTAGCGGCCACGGTAAGGCTGCTCCTTTTCGTTGTAAACCGACGCCGGCGGCATCTCTTCGTCGAGCAGCTCGACTCGCCCGTGGCCGTTCCCGTGCTTGTCGCGAATAGCGACCAGCTTCCCACCCATGCGCTCACGAAAGGCCGTAGCGACATCGAGCCAGCCCATGTCCGTGAGCATCTCCGCTGGTGTTTTCATTTCAGCCCCTAAATAAATGCAAGTTGTTCGTTTTGCCAACATTTCTTTGAGATGTCTAAACGGCCCCACTGGTCAGCCATTGCCGCGGCAATCTTAGGAAACCGCCAGCTCCGGAGCTTTGCCCGCATCGGCCCCGGAGGACATTTGTGTACACGGTTCCACGCTTTCCATTCGGCAGAATCGCTGCAAGGCGGGGTCAAAATCTCAGTGGGCTTCAGTGACGGTAAATTCTTCAACCACCAGCAAGTAGCCTTAAACTCGGGGTGTCCGAACTGCCAAGGCTGAATGACCTGCGACGGCTCGCCGTAAATGCTCGACATGATTCCAACCGGATTTTCTACGGCGATACGAGGAGCCGGTGCATTTGCCAGCAACATAAAAAACGAAATTGCGTTTTTCTGGCGGCCATCTGCTCGTTTCTCAGGAAACCAGCGAGCGCCACTCACTGCCAGATGAGTACAAGGCGGGTGCGCCACGATTAAATCCCAGTTGTTGTCCAATACGTCGCGAACATCACCTTGATAGTGAGGACCGGGCGCTTCAGTCGGCTCAAGGTCGCACGACATGGCATCGTGCCCGCGAGTTAAAAAAGCGTCACGGACAATGCCACTGCATTCACAAGCCACAAGGACCTTCATCGCGGCCTCCCGTCCGTGTAGTTAATGGCATTCGGAAGGTCCGGTCGGTCGTGAACCTGCCCGCAGTCCTTCCGAAAGAACGCCGAGAGCTTCCCGCACCACCCGCCGTGGCGGTTCTTCAAAACGTGAACAACAGAGGATTTAGCGCCCTCGGTTCCCATGTCATCCGGCCCACGTTTCACGAACAAAACGTTGTCGGCAATACCGGCAATTTCCCTAGCGCCAGCAACGTCGTTAATGTCTGGGTCAATGTCGCGGCTGATGATTTTTCGGGGATGAACCACGAGGTGAATGTGAACGCCCGACACTCGTGCCGTAGCCGCAACAGCGTTAGCAAACTGCCTTTGCTTCTCAAAGTCGTCATTAGCCACATCGAGGCACATCAGCGAGTCAATCACGGCCTGCTTCAGCCCTCGCCGAGCCAGTGAGCGAATCACCGCGAGAACTTCGGAGCCTGAAGCATTGCCGACGACGCCCCAGACGTACAGCCGCTCCCGCGACCAATGCAGGAAGTCGCCGAACATCTCCTCGTGTTGCACCTCCCGAACACCGCGAGCGACCATGCAAAGCCGCAAAAGCAGGTCTTCCGGGTCTTCTTCGAGAGACGCGAAAAAGGTCGCCTGACCTCTGCCGGCCATCGCAACGGCCATCTGCCGCAGTTGCGTAGTCTTACCCTCGCCGGGGTATCCCGACCAGACCGTAACGCCAGCCGGGAACAGGCGTAAGTGGTTGCCTGTTGGGTCTGCGGGAATGGTCTGCCACTCGCTCTGCCGCTTCTGGTATCGCGCCAGCACATCGCTGGGTGAGAGCTGCGAGAAGTCCACCAGGCGTCGCTCCGGCATCGCCTCGACTTCGGCATCGACGCCGGTGACGAGCATTCCCGCCAGTGCCGGGTTACGCCGTTTCGCAAGTTCTACGAGAAAGTCGCTCATCGCATCGCCCTCCGCTGAGCCTTCAGGCTGGCCGGCTCATGGCCAATCAGCGTGAGCGCCGCGTTTAGCCGGGAACCGGCCTCAATGAGCCGCTGACTGGACTGCGAATAGCCCAGCTCGGTGGCCAACAATGCCGCCACCGTAATCTCGTGCGTGACCGCCTCAAGAATCTGCAACGCGGGGATTGCCTGAGGCCGCGCCTCGCCGATTCGCTCCGGCATGATGTCGCTGAACCGCAAGCCAACAGCGCCCAAGACCGCCTCCGTCTCGCACCCGCCAAAGCAGTGCAGCAGCACCCGGCCTTCCCTGTCCGTGATGGACAGACTGGGCGAACGGTCCTCGTGGGCGGGACACTTGGCCACCCACCGGTCCGGCCCGGTGTTGCGAACGCCCGTAAGCCGCGAAATGAGAATTTGTGCGCTCATCCGTACTTCTCCACCCATGCCTTGTGCGCCGGGTTGTAGTTCGTCTCACCGGGGCCAAGCCAGAACGGTGGAATCGGAGGCTTTGTGCCGTTCGTGCCATTGGTCTGTGCCCGAGCTGGTGGCTCGAAGATGCCGCGATAGCCAGAGGCAATGCTATGGCGCACAGAGGCGGCCTGTCGGTCTCCCAGTGCCGCGAGCTCGGC